CTTCGCGCGACGCCTGAACATCAAGCATCTCGTTGAGTTCCGTTGCAGTCATCTTTGAGAACTTCTTGCGAAGCTCTCGCTGAACTGCATAGGCCTCAGCGGGATCAAAGTCGGACTTCTTCTCGACATCGAGATCTCGTCCGATCGGAGTGCCGTTAAGGGACTCTAGGCCCTTCGCGACATCTTCCAACTTCTCTCGTACTTCAGACATTTTTACTCCTCGTCTTGCGCCTCAAGGACGCGCTGAACATATGGGCTAAGCCAAGGTGCCTTTTCGGCAGCCTTAACGTTTACCTTCTGCGATTGCTTGTCGAATGACTTACGACCGATCCCAAGCTCGCTAATGCGATCAATGAGTTCAAGTGCCTTCGCAAGTTCCTGCTCGACCTTGGCCTTCGACTCAAGGAGCTCGGTTACCTTAGCCGAAACGGCGGCAACCTCCTCCTGAGCAGCGTTGGCTGCATCAAGGGCTGACTTCGCGATCGACTCGACCTCCTCGAAAGAAGATCCGTCGGTCTCGACAACAAAAACCTCCGCCTCGGCCATTTCTGGCTGTGCGGCTGATTCATCGGTAAGTGACTTCTCGGCCTCAGCAGGGACGAGCTCAGCGCCGAGCTCCTGGAGGGCTTCGATAGCTGGATCGATAGCCTCCTTCTCTTCCTCTGCGGAATCCTCAACGTCATCAACCTTCTCATTAACCTCTCCGTCCGCTACGTCATCGCCAGAGGCCTTAATCTCCTCTGGTGACTCGTTAGTTTCCGCGGCTGCCGCATCCGGAGCGGAGGGGGCAACAGATGCGGCAGCTGGCTGCTTATCATCTGCGTCCGTGCTGACCGTAACGGTCACACGTGTCTTCTTCTCTTCGATATCCATTGACTTCTCCTGTGCACTTGCCCCACCAGGAACTGTCCCTGGGGGAAGAATTTCAAGACCCGGAATCTGAGTGGACGTCTGGCTTGGGGCGTCTTCAGCGCCTTCGCCTGGGCCCTTTACCTTCTTTACCATCGATGAGAGCAAGCCAATAAATTCACTTGTTGGCTTGTATCCATCGCCAGACTTCTGCGCCCAAACGCGCACCAAGATTGCCGGATCATTTGGAACTGCTGCGAATTCCTCATTTGTTTTTGGAACCACAACAGAACCGTCTTTGACGACCTGCTCGACCTCACCGTAGCCACCAGGACCATCGGTGTTTTGCCAAGCAACAAAGTCACCGAATCCAAAAGACTTAACTGCGGACTTCTCCGCGCTGTCGTCTTCCTCATCGGTGTCTTCGACATCAGTCCCCTCTTCGATAAGAAGGTTATAAGGGGAACCAGCAAGCGGAGCAACCTCCGGCGAGGCATTTCCCTCAATATCGACAGCCTTAATGCTGTCGATAATCTCCGTGGCATCCTTTGCGCTTCTGAGCGTAGACATCTTGTGGCCAACAAGTGTTTCTGTTGGCTTCCCGTCTCTATAGACTCTTATAAGCACTGCTGGGTCTTCCGGTGTGCCATTGATTGTAAAAGAAGAATCCGGCACCTCAAGCTTGCCGTTGGAAACAATTCTTGTGATCTTGCCGGTTGCCCTGCCACCACTGGACCCCCAGCTGACCATTTCTCCAACACGATGCTTGTATGCTTTTGTTTCGTCTGATGGCTCAGAGAAGACATCGCTGTCAACTTCTGGAGCAGACTTCAGGCTCTTGATAGCATTCTGAAGATATGATCTCTGGTTTGCTGGAATTCCAACAACGCTCGCCTCAAGGAGGCGAACTTTTTCGATGACAATTGATTCTGGCTTGTCGCCTTCTGCGGCCTTTCGTCTGGCCTTTTCAACTCGCGCCCCGATAGAAAGGCCGAGCTTTACCCCGCGCTTTATTGCTCGATATGCGCGAAGAGCTTCTGGGTTTTCGTCCTCGTTGACAACTCGGATGTTAAGGTCAAGATCGTACACTTCCTCGTTTGTCTCACGGTCATATCGCTTTACGATCTCGGCGCTAGTAGCAGAACCAAAAAGGTCCTCGGGAACATTGTAGTTGTGATTTAGGAAGACCGTCATATTCTGTCTTGCAGTCTCCGCCATGGTCTTCAAGGCGTCTAGCGACATCTCGTCGCCGTGGAGATCCCTAATTGTCGATGAGGTTGTCCCTGCAACATATCGCTCGCCGTCTTCGGTCTCGTAGGCCTTTAGAGCGTTGGTATAAATTTTAAATTCCAAGGTAAACCCCCCAATTGCTGTATTTTGCGGAAGACCGCTCGAGACCCCTGTTAGACGCCGGTGTCAGCAGATAGTCCCGTATAAGCACTTCCAAATAATCTCCCCTATGGGGCCATTTTGCAAGCCCCTTGATTCCTACGTGAATTTATCATAGCGGTCATAAGATTTACTTGACGGTTGATGTATAATCTTGACATGTGTGATAACACCGCGGTCAAGTGCGAGCTATGCATTGAATTACGGGGTGCCGAGGCTGGCATCCTGGGCATTGTGTTGGCCATGCGCAAGATCCAGAAAATGCTCGCCCCAGTCATGAAGAGGTATGAGGAGATACATAGGGCTCACCCAAGGTGCGCCCTATGTACAATCATGGTCGGCGAGGATCATCACGAAATCGAGCTGATACCGGAGCCAATGGTCCCAAGGGCAAAGGGCCAAAAGAGGTACTCCGTCTGCCCTCAATGCCATAAGGTTCTCTCAAGGGTAAAGAGAAGCGTTCCGCAGCAAATCAAGTATCAGCGCCACGTGGAAGAAGAACTCGTAAGGCTGGAAGATTCCGAAGACAGAGAGTACGATGGCTTTTGGGAAACTTTCAGAAAAGAAAACCCAACAGATATGTCTGACTATATGGGTCTCGAAATGGCAATAGCTGCTATTGGTGAATCTGACGAGACCGAGGACTCTGGGGAAGGCGAAGAGGATGCTGGACGTTAACGAAAGCATAGAGCTTCAATTTGAGGACGGTAGATTCGTTGTCCCAAAGTGGTGGGGTAGACTCCCATCGTTTCGCGGCGTCGGAATTGTCGACGGCGTTCGTTTGATACCATTTAACTATTCGGAGGCCAGATCAATTGTGAATAAAGACCTTGATGGAATTGCAGTATCTGGGGCGCTTCGTTCTTGGCGCACCAGAAAGCCAAAGGAGGAAAATCTATGGTAATGATGCCATGGGAGAAGCGACAGCAGCAAGAAAAGATTGCACAATCAGAGGTTGACGCCCAGCTACTTAAGGATGCAATCCTTATTCCAAATTACGATGCCCAGCCGTATGCTCGCGGCGCTGGCAAGGGAACTGTTCAAAAGCGATCAGTAAATCAACTGCGCAAGTGGTCAAGAACAAACCCATGGATTCGATCTGCGATTAATCTTAGGCGACAGCAGATCAGCCGCGCGAAGTGGGACATCGTCAGTATTGACGGCAGCGGTGAAGTCAATGAGGCCAATGTAAAAGCGATTAAGGCTTTGCTAAGAGATCCAAACACAAGAATGGATTCTTGGCGGTCTTTTATTGAGCCAATTGTTGAGGACGTTCTCGTTCTTGACCAGGGCTGCATTGAAAAAGAATTCACTGTCGGATCTAGGGCCGGAAGAACTGGTCGACCCATAAAGAGCCTCTGGCCAAAAGACGGGGCGCGCATTGCATTTGACCCAGAGTGGGACGGTTCAAATCTCAAGAAGCCAAGATACTTTGAGTACGACGAGACCGGAAAGATCATTGGCGAATACCTTAATGAAGAGATGATTGTAATTGTTGGGAATAGGGTTACCTATTCACCGCTTGGGCTTTCCCCGCTAGAGGTTCTTGCTGAGACCATTGAGGCGGACCTTCGAGCGGCAAAGTACAACAACAATATTGTGGAGCAGGCAACACCGCCTGGAATTATTGACCTTGGCGAGGGTGTGCGACCAGACCAGGTTGACGCATTTAAGAATTATTGGGAAGGCGAAATTGCCGGAAAGAGCCAGACCGCAATCACTGGCGGTGGCAAGGGAGTCAAGTGGATTCCAATGGCGCAGTCAAACCGCGACATGCAGTTTATGGAATGGCAGATTTATCTGGCACGAAAGATTTGCGCGGTGTTTGGCGTTCAGCCACAAGACATCGGGCTTAACTTCGATGTGAACAAGAGCACGTCCGAGTACGGCGCTGCGTTCACCGCTGACAACGGCATTGCCCCGCTGTGCGAGCTTATTGCCGACTACATGACCCGAGAGGTTGTCTGGCTTTATGACAGGAATCTCCGGTTTGTTTATACAGATGTTGGCCGAGAGTCCGCTCAGGTTGTTGCTGAATATTACAAGTCCGCACTTGCCGGTCTTCCATGGCTCAGACTAAACGACGCGCTCAAGGAGCGGGGTCAAGAGGGCGTTGGGGAAATGGGCGATGAGGTGTGGATGCCAAGCCCGCTTGGATACATGCCACTTAGATACTACGAGCTTTACCTGAAGGGTAAAGTCGGCGACCCAGATCAGCCAGACGAGCCAACGGATGGCGGACCAGATGGCCCTGACGGTGGCAACGGAAATGATGGCGCAAACAGCCAGAAGCCAGAAACAGGAAAAGAGCAACTTGAAGAAAAACCGAATCCAAGCATGAACTCGAATCAGCAGTCGCAAAAGCAGGTTGCAATCGTCAATGCGGAATCTGTTCTCTCCGACGAATGCCCGGCGTATGTGATTGACGCCCTTGACGATCTTGTTGAGTCTGGCGTTAGCGTAATTGCCATCACATCAACAAAGGGAAAGGTCGAAGAGGTAAAGCAGCAGCTTCTTGAGATTGGGTTTGATTTCTCCGTCGAGGAGAGCACCTTCCCAGTCGGGTCAATGGACTATTACAAGAAGAGCAGAATTGGACAGATCAGCAGAGCTGGCGCGGCCATCGTTTCTCAATACGACCCAGGCAACGCTGATATCTACCGCGCAGCAGGTGCTGCAATTCCAGAGATTATTGAGACTGAGATTTACAAAGCAGACACGATTAACCTCAACGTTCCGGCTGGTGTGCGGGCAGAAGCCCGTCGTGGTCTTGACTGGAGAAGAGAGTTTGGTCGAGGCGGAATCGGCCCAGGACAGGTAACCGCAAGAATGCTTATCTCCAACAAGATGACCATTCCTCGCGTAAGAAAGATGCGTGCGTATCTTGCTCGACACGAAGTTGACAAGAAGGGCGAGGGCTGGTCGCCAGGACAGAAGGGATTCCCTTCGGCTGGCAGAATTGCTTGGGCCCTTTGGGGCGGAGATCCTGGCAAGGCTTGGTCAAACAAGGTCATGCGATCTGTCGAGGCTAAAGAGCGAAAGCGATAGTCGCGCATGGCTGAAAAGTTTTATCATCAACAGCCCTGCTTCTGTATCCCCTGTCGCGTCATGAAGGCAGATGGCGTCAAGCAGCCAGCTCGTCAGATGGAAGAGCCGGAGCAGCCTAAAAAGAAAGCCAAGCGCTCGAAGAAGGCATAATGGCACACAAAGATCCTGTTACGCCAAAAATGAGGAAGGATGTTTTTGACCGCGACCGAGGCTGTGTCGGGCCGCGAGTTGGAATGCATGAAGAATGCGGCAGCCAGTTTGGGCCGGGCGGTCAGATCATCCTTGAATTAGATCATGTGTTCAATTCAGGTTTTGGCAAGCGCGGACCATCCGAGATGTGGAATTTGGTGACGCTGTGCGGATGGCATCATAGAATGAAAACAGAGTCTTCCCGCAAGTGGCGAGAGGCGCTGTATGAGTATCTGGAGGGGTTTCAGTATGATCGAAGTGAATGACTTTCCTAGGGCCAAGTGCGACAACCGTCAATGCATGGCCAAGTCGGCTGGCATCATCGGTAGGGGCCTAGGCCCTATTGTGAAAAGAGGCAATCAGAAATTTCATATTGCCTGCGTCCCCAATTCCCGCTTGACGAAGGGTGATATCATCAAGTAAGATGATACTCTAAAGGAGGGAGCATGCGGGGATCAATTGGGGTTTCTTGCTACGCGTGTGGCGGTTCGCTGTTTCAGCTATCGTCGCGTTCGTACTTTTGCCCCAACGCTCATTGCAGCCCTGGGGGCAGGGTGATGAGGTCCGAGGACGTTTCTGCGTCTGGGCCATCGTCTTCCTCTAAATGCATTCTTGACCGTTGCACAGCACACGGCAGGGGATTGGAGAACGAAGATGCAGGAAATGGATCTGATGATGCTCGGACGGAAGAAGTTCCTGGAGTATCTGAAGCACTCGCTTGAAAATGGCGCACAAGTAAAGCCAAAAGAGATTATCGCGTTCGAGGCCGCCAACGCGGCATCTAACGACTTGGATGGCTTGGTTGACTACGACGAGATTTTGTCGTATAGAAGGGGTATCTCAATTGCAATGGAGGACTGGGTTACAAACCCGGTTCTAGAAAGCCAGGAAAGTTAATGAAGCAAACGGGACCTAATTTTGCGGAGCAAAGGATTATCCAAAGGAAGAAAACTGCACGGGTATGGAAACTCCTTGAGGAAACGGGAATCAAGCGCCGCTACATCGCAAGGCATCTTGGGGTATCGTATGGGTACCTGAATCAGGTGCAGTATGGACAGGCTCCTATCAGTGGGCCAATGCGGAAAAAGATTTCTGAGTTCCTGGGGATTGATGAGGTCAAATTGTTTGAAGACCTCGATGAGTATCTAAAGAAGGGGGAAGAAAATGGCATTTGACAAGAGCGCACTTAAGGATTACGTTGATGTCGCGGAGCGCATTCGCGCGTGGTACGAGGCGTACCCAAACGCTCGCATTGAAACAAGAATTGTCGAGCACACCGAAAAGCGCGTGGTCATTGAGGCGCGAGCCTATCGCGGCGTCAAGGAAGACAACGGGCTTGACGAAAGGCTTGGCTTCGTGGACGATCGTCCAGCAGGCATTGGACATAGCGCCATGCAGATTCCAGGCGCAACTCCGTACACTCGCGGATCGGAAATCGAAAACTGCGAAACATCTGCAGTTGGTCGCGCGCTGGTCATGGCTGGGCTTCCGTCAAAGCGGATTGCTTCTGACGATGAGATCAAGGCCAAGGGCGGCTCGTCGAAGTCGGTTGCCAAGGCTGCCGCAGAAGTATTCGACGACGCGGTGCTTCCGCCACATGTCCAGAAGTTTGTTGACGAGTTTGACAAGGCGACAAACCTTGACGCGCTCAATGAGATCGGGAAGAAGATTAACGAGTCCAGCGCCGATGGCATTGAGATTGACGACATCTCTCGAGAGTTTCTTGTTAAGAAGTTCAAGGCTCGCAAGGCTGAGCTTCAGTGAGAATTATTGAGCGAAACCCAGAGCATGTAAGCGTTAGCGAACTACGCGAGTTTCTCGCCTGTCCGTTACGCTGGTGGTATAAGTATCGTCTTGGCATGTGGACAAATCGCACCACGCCATACTTTGCCCTTGGGACATCGGTGCATAGTGGCCTTCAGATGTGGTACTCCCACGGCAAGAAGAACGGCGATTTGACCTGGGCCTTCCGGGCGTATCGCGAAACTTGGGTTGAGGAGTCGGCAAAGGTTGACTGGGGCGCAGAGAAAGAGCGGGACATCCTTAGCGAAGGGTTTGCTGGAGAGGAGATGCTGCGACACGGAATCCTTGAGGGTGATGACTGGACGGCAAAGCATGTTGAGCATACGATGATGTCGGAAATCTCTCACTCACGACTTGGCAAGCTTCCAATTAAGCTCAAGACAAAAGTTGACATGATTACGGACGACCTTCGCGTGATTGAGCACAAGACATCAGATCGAAGATGGGAGAAGGAGCGCGAGCATCGCGACATTCAGGCAACCGCCTATGTGTCTGCTGTTCGACAAAACTTTGATCATGACCCTTCGGTTGTGTTTAACATTCTAAGCAAGTCGGCCAAGGGCCCAAATGTCGACAGAAGAATAACGACAAGAACCCAGGACGACATTGATTCGCTCTACATCGGTGCTCGCGCATTTCTTGATGCAATTGAGAAGGGCGCGATCTATCCGAACCCCACGGCGTTTGCTCATGCAACCTGTGAATTCAAGGCGCTTTGCAATCAGTGGGAAAGCCACCCGCAGCAAATGCCAGAGACAAGAAAGAAACTCTTCAATCTTGTCCCAACGCTCAAGAAGGACCTCTTCAAAGACGAAGAGTAAGCATCGCGTTGAACTCGATTTGCTATTCATGCGGAACTGAGTATGATAGAGACCCCGATGATGAAAGCTATCTCTGCGACGATTGTGGAGAAGAAGAGTAAGGAGAAGTCGTGTCAATCATCCCGCTAGACGACATCCTTGATGGTCGTGTCTACTGGAGATGCTACAGCGACATGCCGCGACACAA